CCCTTTGCTTTAAACAAAAGAAGTTCGTACTTAGACTTGATATCTAAATACTTCGCTTTTATTTCTTGATTTTTTAAGGATTCTGTATCTAAGTGTTCATTGTTTACTTTTAAATCATTATATACTTCTAGTTTCAATTCATCAAGGTTCATTATAACTCCACTGTTTTATTCTATAGTCACCATTTCGTATAATTTGTATCGAAAATCAATTGTAGCTGTAAGATATTCTACATCTGTAACATTCTGATTATAATCTAATCCACTTAAAGCTACAGGAAATAAATCTGAAAATCTTACTTCTACAATAGGATTATTTTTATTTGAAAGTATTGTGAGAGTTGCATCTGTGTAAAATGCTTTATCTGCTACTGACAAACCAACATTTCCTACATCCGGCATTCTACCAGATGATTTATCACCACCTGTACCAGCTTGTGGTGTATTTGATCCACTACTTCTAAAATCAATAAACTGCTGTCTACTTTTAGGAAAACCAATACCAATCATCCAATCATGGATTGTTCTATAATTTTGTAGTTCCTCATCTACAATAAAAGATATTGATAAATTATCAAAAGTAAGATTATCACCTAGTATTGGTATACTTTTATATGGTGTAGGTATTACTAGTTCTCCTAAAGAGATTGCTGGAATATTAGCAGCCGTGGTGAAGAACTCAACTTTTGGAAGTTGATGTATCATAAACCTAAACTGAGTTGGACTTGAATAATCCAAAACTGTTGGTTGTCTACTGAGAGGTGAAGTATCTGTTGTCATACTATTATTTATAATAAAAAAAAGAGGGGAATAAATCCCCTCTCTAAGTTTGTTGTAGTTAGTTGGTTAACCCAACTATTATTATTACATAAGGTTAGCGACTTTAACTTTTCTGTAATATTTGTTGGTAGCAGAACTGATGGAAATTGCACCATCAGCAGCAGCTGCAACTGTTCCAGTGTGGAATGGGTTAGCAGCGATACCATAACGAGTTTTAAACCCGATTTTTGGTTGGAAAGTATTTTCACCAACCGCACGAACCATCTGTAGGGGAACGTATGGGCAGTAGAACATACCAGCATCGTAAGGTGATGTACCTTTGTATCCAACAACATAGTACTGAGAAGCAGCAACATTTGCTGAATATGGATCAACATACACTTTGTAACGACCATTCATAACACCAGCGAATGTAGTTGAAGTATCATCAACATTCAAGTTGTTGTTAAGAGCAGGAGTGTAATCTAGTACACCAGCCATTTGCAGTGCAGACGCAACATCAGCAGAACAAAGGATCATGTTACCTTTACCACGACGAGTCTGTTGACCGATAGCATTAGCATCACGTTCAATTGCGAACATAAGACCTTTAAACTTCTCAACTGACCAACGACCATTTGAGTCTGTGTCAAGATCAAAGATACCAGCATTAGTTGTGTTAACTTGAGCACCTTTAACAGCTGAAACGTAAATGTTACGAACAACTTCACGGTTAATTTCTGCAAGAATTTCAGTTGACAAAATGTTTGCCAATTCTGTTTCTGCGTCCAAACCATGAATTGCTTTAAGGTCTTGAGCAAGTTCCATAGTGTACTCAGCTTTAAGAGCACGTGTAACTGCTGTCACTGTGTGCTTTTCAATTGAGAACGCCATTTCAGCAAATGCATCATCTGTTGTATCGCCTAAAGCTTCACCTTGTGCTGCTGTCATACCAGTTGCAGTTGTATAAGAACCAGCAGGACTGTCATTAAGAACAGATGGGTTAGTTCCAGCGATATCTCCACCACCAGTATCACCAGCTGCGTCTTGGTTAGACAACATTGTTGGTTCATCAGCAAGAGCTTCTGCACCATCCATAGATTGAATACGAGCACGCATTGCAAAGATAAGACCAGTTGGCCCTGTCATTGGTTGTACACCGCAAATATCATATGCAATAAGGTTTGGCATGGAACGTCTTACCAAAGAGATAAGAATTGGATCCCAGCTGTCTAAAGATGCATTACCACCAAATGAAGAGTTGGTAGGTGCTGCTTCTGTCATAAATTGTCTATCTTCTCTGATAGCTTTTTCTTGGTTTTCAAGAATAATTGTAGTGACTGCCCGCTTGTAGCTATCCTTGATCTCTGGAAGATCAGGATGTGCAAGGACTGGCTGCCACTTTTCTTGTAGATGTTCTGTCTGATACATTGGTATCTCCTTTTGTATTTCTACTATTTATAAAATTTAGTTATTTTGCACTATTAACAGTTCTGCCAATTGCAGTCATATATGCTGCCATTGAACCAGATGTGTCAACGTCCTGTGCGGTGCCAGTTTCTACATCATCAATAGTTTCAGTCACCAACAATGTTGAATCAGCATTTGGGAAATAACTTTCTTTCAATGTTGACAACTTTTCACGATAAGATTCTTCATCAGAATAATCTACATCTTCAATTAGTGATTTAAACTTCTCAATTTCTGTATCGGCTAAATCTGAAGAAACTTCAGATACAACCTGTTCCTTAACTAGACCAGCATTGTTTTTCTTCAACTGAACAGACTGTTCAATTGCTTCATTCAACTTAGACTCTAGTTCTGAAATCTTGTCTGATTGTGCTTCTAGCACATCATATTTTTCATCTGGAACATCAACATAATGATCTTCAAAGAGTTGTTTCAGACCAGAGATGAAATCTTCTGCGATTTCGCCTTTTAGTCCTCTCTCTATTGCAAGTTCATTTTCCTTCATCCATTCTTCAACAACATAGTTTAGATATGTGTCAACTTTTTCAGTCAACTCTTCTTTTGTTGTGTTTATATTTTCTTCCAGTTCAATTTTGTAGTCTTCTTCCATACGTTCTACTTCTGAACGTACTTTAGATTTAACGGCAGCCTCAAATACAGTTGCTGCTTTACGCTTAAATTCTTCTGATAGGTCACCTTCACCTGTCATAAGAGCATTAACATGTTCAGAAACATCAATAGATTTTAGACGAGTCTCAACAGCTTCAGACTTAGCTTTGTCTTCTTCTGTTTCTTCCTTACTCATCATTTCTTTATTCATCATTGCCATCATGTTCTGATATCCGGCCTTTATGTCTTTTGCCTTCATCATTTCCATTTTATTCATCATAGCATTGATCATTTCTGATTTGGTTTTTGGCATTTTTGCCATTTCCATTTTTTCCATCTCTGATAAGTCTTCATCGCCTTCTGGTTCGTGACCAGCTGCAAGTTTCTGCATTTTATCAGGTTTTCCTTCACCTTTTTGTTGTGCATCACCAGAGACTTCTTTTGCCTTTGCAGCAACTTTTTTAGCTGCAGCATCTTTCTGATCAGGGGAAACTACAGGAGCACCTGTATCTTCATAATCAGCATGTGAGGTATCAATGGGGTCTGCTTTTGCAGCACCCTTAGTAGGAGCATCTTGTCCATTGGCTTCTTCTAGTTCACCAAGCACTTCCGCTTCTAATTCCTCAATGGTTTGATCTAGTTCATTCGCCATGGGGATTTTCTCCTTGTTTGTTAATTATTATTTATAAAATTATAACTTTTGAAGAAACTTTGCAAACTCTAGACTGTTTGCTTTTGAATTATTCTTCCGACTGTTATCTTCTATATTTTCTTTTATTTCTGCAACATCGGCTTCTTTAATTAAACCATTGTTCCAAATCCACTCTTTACCTTCCATAATACCTTCTACGAAAGCGTTTGGAGCAGATGGGTCGGCAACTATATCAGCTGCTGTCGCCAAATAAAAATCATTTCTCACATAGTTTGCACCGTTCTTCTGGTCTAAACTTCCCATGCCTCTAGATGAAACCCCGAGCTTTGCTCCTTCGTCCATTAGATTTTTTACAATATTACCCATTGGTGTACCAAGAATTTTAGCCTCACCAATGTAGTTCTTACCATCAGGATAAAGTGCAGTAATCATATGAGATGCTCTCTCAAGATTTACAGTTGGGCCGTCTGGATGACCAAGTTCCCCAAATGCACGTTTTTCACCAATGTATTCCTTATTATATCTTTTTACTTCTTTATTTAGTACTTCCATAGGATACACTCTACCATTGCGATTTTTAATATCCGCCTGCATAAAGATACCTTTTATCTTATAACTTTTACTACCATCTTCTTTGGCTTCGATTAGATAATCAGTATCTTGTTCTATATGTTCAGATATTAACTTTAATGTATATCCCATAGTCCTATTCCTTATGCTGTATAGTTCTCATCTTTTTTGAACTCTATCATTACAAAACCAGATGTACCAAAGCATGTCATTTCATGGTCACCAGAAGTCGCAGTTGCATTTGTTGCAACTGCTGAAATTTTACCAGCAGAACCATCATAGTGTCCTGTACCAGCAAGTCTTATTTGTACTACATCAGTTGATGAACCCTTTTCTTGAATGTCAACATGACCAGTATCATCATCTGCACTACCTTGTGTCAAACCCCACCAAATTCTATTGATGTGTAATTTTGCACCATTGGCATGGCCATCTAATGCAGATGCATCTAAGATAGCATTATTTGCAGTTGTATCATCCTC